AGGATTTACAAAGCTCATTAACAAGAAAAATTTCAGTTTTGAAGATGCACAGAAAATTTTAAATGCAATGGGTTATCATTTGATTTATGATTTTGAGAAGAATTAAGACCGCCCCTCGCGGTCTTTTTTTCATTCCCCATCCTCTGCACCTTCCTTCCCCTTTTGGTACTGCGTCCCAAAGTAGAACGCCACCACCACAGAGAAAATCGTCAAAAACTGTTCTCCGCTGATGCGCCCCACCACTGCCAGATACGAAAAAACCACCGTAAGCATAATCGTTACGATGGATTTCACTGTCAGCAAATTTTGAACTGTGATTTTTGCCGCTTCATTCATTTTCATTTTCTCTCAATTCCTCCTTGCACTCCCATTCCGCTTGCTTTACGCTCATTCTTCTTTTCCTGCGTTCCTCCGCTCTGCGTTCTGCCTGCTCCACGCCCTTATCGTACAGTTTCATCAGACCACAGATACCCAACTCCGTACCGAACACACGATGCGTACTATCAACCACGGCGCTTACATCGTGGTCAAAAGCACCTAATACCATGCCTGCAATCGTGATTGCCGCACAAAACAGCAGCGAGTATATCACAATGCTGGACATGGTATCATCGTTTATCTTTGGTGGAAAACGAATCCGTCTGCGTTTTTTCATCATAAACCGCCGCCATTCAGCAAAAACCCGATTGCCGCACCGACAACCACCGCAATCGCCTTATCAATCAGCCCATCCCACCGCTTTGCGGGCTTGGAAACCAACTGCTTCACATCGTCCTTGATTTCTCCGACATCTGTTTTGATATGCTCCTGCTCGTTCTGCAGAACCGAAAACGCCTTCGTCAATCCGTCAAGGTTGTCCTGCCGCTTCTCCATGCGGTCAATCCTCTTGTGTGCGGATTTCGTGCTGTCCAGTGCCTCCTGCACCATTTTTTCAATATTCTCCATGTCTTTCCCTCCCCTCATTTTTCAGAATATCCAAAACGTGTCTAAAGCATTTATTCTGCAAGCGAAATACACTTGCCCGGCTTAGATGCATCCTGCTCTGAATTCCGGTTATACTGATTTTTTCCTGAAACCGCAGTCTCAAAAATGTTTCCTCTTCCGCGTCCAATCCTGACACAATGGAATCAATTTCAAGTGCCAGATGCATCCGCTTCTCCGCTTCCTTCACTAATGAATCAGTCCGCTCCTGTATTTCCTGCAACAGGACTTCTTTCTGCAATGGGCTGATGTCATTTTCCTTCAGCCCATCTATTGATTTTTTCATCCTTTCTATTTCATTTCTCAAGACTTCAAGTACTTGCGCCGTTTCTCCCCATCTACGCAAATCTTCCCTCAGTTCTGTGACTTCCTGTGTACAGTTTTTTTTGATATGTACTTCCTTCAAACAGATTGGCGTATTATGCACCATTTCGTGTAAACTCTGTATCATGGTCCACCTCCTGTTATTTCATTTCAGGTAGTGCAACCGTCCTCAACTCTCTATGCGTATATCCCGATGCCTTCAACTGCCCATGTGTATATCTCTGCAAGTCCTTCATTATGTTATACTTAAACACAATCTCGAAATCCAAATGGGCAGGCTTGATTTCTTTAATCGTGTTTCGCAAATCCTCGATGTTCGGCGGAATACCAATGATAGAAGCCATCATCACAACGAATTTATGCTGTGCATTATGCTCGATCACATTAACCCCACCATTTACATACGCCTCTGATGTATTTTTAATCATGGCTACCGTCGTTGTGCCTGCCCCACGGATTTTGGCACGCACAACACTCCGCCGAACCTCATAGCCTTTGCTCTCGTCATTCTCTATCCCGTACATCTGCTCCCAGAAATCCAGACCCCATGTGGCTGTACTCAAAAATAACTGCTTTTCAAAATCCTCTGTGTCCTCCTGTGCCTTTCTCCACATTTTTTCCAAAGCCTCCAGAAGCTCAAGCGTTGATCTGCTTTTCGTGTAATCATTCGGAAGATATTCTATCAGCTTCATCCGGCAACCACCCCTCCGATTGTGATACTCCCAAGCACCTGTATCTGCTTTTCACTGATGGGTATATTCTTCTGCGCACCATTGAGCAGAAAGCTTTTCACCGCTACTACGCCGGGAATGTCATAGAACATGGAAAGGCACTTGTAATAGTCCACATTAGAAAGCACAAACACACTATTTTTGATGTAGTTTGAAAGCAAGCTCTGATACTCCTTCTTTACAGCCTCTAAAGTTGTAGATGCCGAAATCTGAATAGCTGCTTCGATGTTTATTACGACTTCCTGCGGCGCATATACACTGACAGTCGCACCAATAGGACGTTCCCCTTCAATATGCGCTGCCGCTGCGTTGATAACATCTTCACCCGGAGACCTGCCCGCCGAGGTAATCAGCATAACCCCTACCGTCCCCGGGCCATTGTCTAGCGGAAACACCTTCGCATTTCCAACACCTTCAATCTCCAACGCCCATTGCAAGTAGTGATACGCATTCCCGCTCGTAGCTGGCGTTCTGAGCCGCAGCAGCAGGCGGTCAATCAATTCCTCGTCCGTTTCCGCTTCCGCTCCGCCGATAAAAGCCGCTCCATTCGTAACGCCTGTAATATCTCTAATCGCTACCGGAAGCGTATTGATATATCCGGCTAAAATATTATATTTGTCCCCAATATCTTCCGCCTCCACCGGAACACTCACTGTTCCGCTTGCGCCGATGCTTCCAACCTCTGTTGTCACAAACATCAGTCCTGCACTCGTTGCACAGAGCGTCCCTACCGGAATATCAACGCCTGCTTCTCCCGTAAATGTAACGGTTCCCTTTGCTTTCTTCCCATTCTTTCTGGTAATGCCGTACTCTTCGGCAAAACGGTCACAATATTCTCCGGTGCAGTCCTTCTTGAAAAACACCCCAACCGCTCTGCTCAATTCCGCCCAGACCTCCTCCCCCTTCATCGCACTGGTGGAAATGATGTCATTTACAAACGAACCTTCTCTCTTGTCCGTTTGCGTAATCTCCTGCAGCATTTCCTCTTTCAATGCTTCATAGAGTCTATCTTCATACATCTGCGCTCACCTCCATTTCACCGTAAACCGTCTCAAGCTTCGCATATATCATCAATTTTCCGGTTGCAAATGTTACCTCCACGCCGGATATATTTTTAATGTACGGGTTTATGGTCAACGCTTCTTTGATATAGCGAACGCACTCTGCCTTCGCCAGATTTGGCGTATAATTCTGCCCAATCAATTCCTCTATTTCGCATCCATAGTCCCAGCTGTAAATTTCGTA